GTGGATTGGGCGAAGGTTGAAGCAGGTTTCCACGCGGTCGTCGACCCTGTGGAGCCGGCATCGATCCTGTACCTTACGGAACAGGACTACATCCGACAGTTACGCGTTTCCATGAGCAATGACCATACTTTAAAAGTACTGGCCAAAGCTGGTACTAGCAAACTTGCTACTTCAACAACTTCTACCACTCCAGGTCCTTCTCAAAATTCCCCCCGTGATAGTCGTCATCCATATCTGAATGAGTTCTATACGGGCTCTAGGAAATCTCTTCGTCATGCGCTCAAACGGGTGTACCACCAGTTTGACACGCCTTTCGGAGACTTTCTTGGAGCTAAGAGATCTTTTGAGGGTACAGTAAAGGCTTTGATGATCCCGATCACTGATAGAAATATCAGGACACTTTTAGTACGCTGGTTTGATAAACTGGCATACTGGAAGACAGGCTCAAAGGCTTCCTATGTAACAAAAGTCGAAACGAACTCATTCGGGTTGTATCTTGCGAGAGTGGCGAGAACCCAGGGAGCTAATGCTGTAATCCAGCGTTTGAAAATAGGACTGTTTGTCTTAAATTCTTACGTTGGAGGAAACCGTCTTACGTCGACCCAAGACTTAGGTCTTCGTATCCGGTTGGTGCATGGGCTACCTCGATACTTACCACTACACGCCCGCCAAGGAATCCGCAGTGTTAACCTCTCGGTGATCAGAATCTGGTCATCGATGTTAAACTCTTATAAGGTTATGGAGGGTTCTTGGAAAATACCTGATTTATCAAGTATCACCACACCTCATCCGGATTACTCCGCAAATGATGTGTTCCGTGAATGGCAGAACTTCGTTCCGACATTCTGGAAATTACTCAAAATAACTCCTATAAGATCTGTGGAGGACCTCTCCCCAGAGCGTCGAAAACAGGGTAGGCCGACGGCCTACTCCATTTTCTTCACCGGGAAGTCCGGTCCTAACCGCGGGCCAGCCTTGCTGACCGTGGGTGCGGATGCTTACGCATGGAGATGTCAACCTAGGAATCTAATCCTAGAATGGCTCGAAATCTGTAAAGCAGACATTACGAAACGTTGGTTTGAGGACTCTGCGTCCGTGTGGATCTCCGACACAACACGTATCTCCGGTTTAAAGGAGAATATGTCTCACACCAAAGAACGGGATTACCAAGGAATTTTAGTGACACCGGAAGGCTTCCGGTTTACTGAGTTCCGAGATATTCTTATTAGATGGTGGAAACACGGGCCCTATGGTCGTCCCATACTTCGGCGTTTGCACGCCTTATATGAAGCGGCCGGTAAGGTCCGCGTGATTGCGATCGTTGACTACTGGACACAGTTGGTGTTAAAACCACTCCACGTCTGGATGTTCGAGTGTCTCAAGGCGCTGCCTCAAGACGCTTCCTTCGATCAAGAAGGTAAGCTGCTCGAATTCTCCAAAAGAGGTTATACTGAGTTTTACTCATATGACCTGAAGAGTGCAACGGATACCATACCGTTGTCCCTTTACAAGGAGTTACTCAAACCTATGATCCCCTTGCCTCTCTTTACCTTATGGCTAGAGTTACTTGTGGGTCTTCCCTTCTTGGTTCCGAAAGAGAACGTCGATGATCGAGGTATGTCAGGTGTGAAAAACCCAACGTACAGCGAAGTCGAGGATCTCCACCGGGCCAATGAGGTCAGATACACTTGTGGACAGCCCATGGGAGCCCTGTCTTCCTGGGCATCAATGGCCTTAGTGCACCATGCACTGGTTTGGTTGGCGGCGTTTAAGTGTGGACAACTCCGAGAGGAGAAGTCTCCACTTCCACGCTGGATCCACTTCACCGCCTATTTAATTTTAGGTGATGACGTGGTAATCGCAAATAAGGATGTTGCAGAGGCCTACTCGTCCATATGTTCTTCACTTGGGATTAAGATTGGTCTACCGAAAAGTTACATTAGCGGCTCGCTGATGAACTTTGCGAACCAAACTTACCTCAAGTCCGAGAATATCTCTCCTTTATCACTGCGCGAAGAGCTTAACGTGAAGGGATTTCCATCCCGGATCGAGTTGGCTACTAGAGCTGTGAGAAGAGGTTGGGTAGACTTGGAGAAGAACGGATGGGTTGCGCCACTCATCAAATTATTTGTTCATCCCATTACCTGGGAAATGATACAAAAGGATCTGAATCGTGGAGTAAACCACCCATTGGTGAGTTGGATCCTTTCCGGCCTACTCGCTCCATGTACCAACAAGCTGTCGGTAGTGAAGCCAGTAGCTTCCATTAGTGAATACTTGGCGACGATGTCGCGAAAAGTACTCTTCTGGAATAAGCCGCTAAAGGATCTTGGAACTTGTGAAAGTTCCAAGGGTAAAACCGAATTCCTTCGTATGCTTCTGCTCAAACGAGCACAAGCATTGAAGGGATCTTACGAGAAGTCTCTTCGTTTAGTTGAAGGCTTTGAGAAGTTTCTTTGGAAAAACGTGTCAACCGACCGTTTACCAATACTTCTTATGGCCTATCAAACGACAGCGAAGAAACGACTCGAGTGGTGGCGTCGAGAGTATCTCGCAACAGTAATGTTGGTGATCTCTGGACCTAGTCATAACCTTAACGACTCCGCCTATGCACAGTATTGCGACTGCGTAACTCTTGAAGAGCTACTGCAGAAGCTGTATGATGCAGAGAAAGAGTTGCCTGTTATTCTGTCTTATGAAGGTAAAACGATTAATGATTTCTTCTCTTCAGCAAGAGTTGCCGAAGATGAAAAAGTCATGAAAGTATTCCTCTCTCAGATGGAGCTCTTAAGAGCTACAGACGAAGCCTTTGAATCGGCTCCGTAAGTAGGCATCTTTGGGCCCCGCCGGTGACGGCGGGGGAGACACCCGAGTGTTCGTGGTCGTAACCACGTAAGAGGAACAACTTAACAAACCGTTCTGGCCCTCAGTCGACATTGACTTAC